AAAACTGCCATCCAATGTACCATTACCATCTATATCTATTAATTGAACAGAGTTATCAAATGAATAACTATAAGTTGGTGATGTTAATGTTTCCCCATCATCATAAAAATAATCTTCGTGTTGAGTTATAGTAACATGTCCGATTGAACGAACACCTTCAACACCCATTAATTCATACTCTAAATTACTTTTATAAATTGGTTGATTGAATTGCATTTTTACAATGTTAAAATAATCTCTAATTTTTTGAATACATCTAAGTTTTACCTGTTGTTTATCTGCATATTTTTCAGCTATCACATCAAATATAACACCAAAGTTTACAATATACCCATCATTAAGTGTAACAACATCCGTCATTAGTTTAAAGTTTTCTAAATAATTTTTTATATTCATCATTAAAGTGGTTGGTAAATTATCATTTGTTAAAGTTGTGTTTGTATGAGGATTACCAACTAACTGTTTTCTATTATCATATCCTAATACATAAATGTTTATAGTTGAGATTGCATCTGTAGCATCTGGATTTTCACCTGAAAATGAAATATTCAACATTTGTGGTAAAGAATTGTTTATAAAGTCAACCAATTTTACTACAGTTTGCGGATCCGCATCCGCATATACACTATCAGCGATGTCTGTAATAGTGCTTTGAAAAGTTTGTTGTAATTGAATAAGTTGTTGATTAGCCGCATATATTTGAGATTCAAAAATATTTGAAACTTGTCCTCGTGTAACATAAGCTTTTGCAATATTACCAAACTTAGATGGTATGTTTAGTACTCTAGCCTCATAATCTTCTTTTGTTACACATCTGTTTTGTGTAGTGAAAAATGCTTTAGCTCTTTCCTTTATTTCAATAGTGTCTTCTTCATCCTTACCACCACGAGCTGGTTGGTTATTTGTAACAGTTGTTAAAGTTGCAGATGTATTTCCACTCTGCGCAGTTATAGATGGTGTGGTTGATACATCACCACTTGGGACGTTTGAAGTAATCCCACCACCAACACGATAAGTAATTGTAAGAGTAGTTTGGTTTGGTGTTTCACCTAATGTTGAATACTCATCACCCAACAATGGATTAATTGATTGATTTAAATCATTAGTTTGTCCAGGTATTATGATTCCAACTTGCTCCATATCAATATACCCATCATCAACAAGTTGTCCATCTTTCAATACCCCATTACCAAACACAAGTGAAGTCGTATTATCTTGATTTGTTTCACGAGTAAATCTTTTTGTAGTTGTAGCATAAGTTAAAGAAAAAGGTACAGCTTCTGATGTTGATAATCCAGTAGCGTCAACATACGCAGAATCTCTATTTATATCATTAGTATAATGTGTTTGAATTGGAACTTTATCTTGTGCTAAATAATCTACTTCATACCAATTATTTCCATTTGAGTCTATACAAGAAATAATATCAATTATATTTGTATCAGGTATAGTTAATGTCTTAAATTTTTCAGGTGTACCAATTTGAAATGAAATTGTTTTTTGAGTTGCACTTACAGCTCTTACAGTTCTTGATAATGTATAAGTTGAAGCCAAACCACTAGCATCTGTAGTTCCAATTGTTTCAGTATCATTTGATGCTGATATTCTAAAATCAATTGGTTCTAATGTTGTAAAAATAATGTCTGAATTTGTATTTGCAGTTATTTCAATACCAGCATCAAAAGTTCCAGCATTAGAGTAGTCTACTTTTGAAACATCACCACTTGAAGCATTTACCTCAGAAGTAAAAGTTAAATCAACATAAGCTGGAACAATTGGTTTAACTTTATAACCGAACATTTTAGCCATTGTAATTATGTTTCTTCTTTCTTCAGCTAATGGTAATAACATCTCTTGATATTGTTTATCAATGTAAAATGATAATACATCACCAACATATGCATTCATTTCTAATAACATCATACCAGGTGATGTTTCATTAAAATCACGATAGGTATCTGGAAAATAAGATTTAGCATAATTCATCAAAGATGTTTTCAATGCTACAAAATCTTTATTTAAATAGTTTACATTTGATTCTTTAAAGTTTTCTTTACCATATGTTGGCATTATCTATCTCCCTCTGTTACATCACTTGAAAAATCCAAAGTTATTGAATCCAAAGTGGTTGGGTCTTGTATTATGTTGAATAATATTTTTACTCTTATTTCATTTACTCCAATACTTGTTTCACTTTCTTTACTTAAAACTTGTATATCTCTCACTTCTACAAATGGTAACCAAAATTCTATTTTATCCAATATAGCATCTTGTATACCAATTAAATTAGATTGTGTAATATGTTCAAACAAAAGTTTTCTTAATCCTATTCCTAAATTTGGTTGAAAGAATCTCTCACCCTCTTCCGTTTGTAATAAATTTCTTATGTTATTTTTTACAGCTTCAATGGTTGTTGAAGTTGATGCAAAAAATCCATCCAACTCACTATCTCTACGAATTGGTAAATCAATACCAATTTTTACACGAGTATCGTTATCTTGAATGTATGGTTTTCTTGACGTATCTCTAATAGCCATTATAATAAGTCCTCAATATCATCTCTAAATAATTTTACAGTTGTAAATTCTCGCTGTCCATCTTCTTCATCTACATCAAATTCATCTCTAGAATCTGGCTCCTCTCCTATAAAAACATAACCAGTTGATTCTAATCCACCCTCATCTTTCCCCAAATCCAATCCAGTTAATTTAGCACCACCTTCTAATAGTGGAGTCACAGCTTTTTCAATTTCGCCTTCTAACGAATCTATTAACTCCCCTAAACCAAGTGGGCCTCCAATTTGTTTTAATGTTTTCAAGATAGGTCCATATTCACCTAACATTGTTTCCAATTCAATGTTTACAGGCTGGTCTGGTGTTTTTAATTTGTCAACAACAACAGGAGCATTTAATTGAGTGATTCTAAATTCAGCCTGTGTTAAAAAGTTTACTATAGCTTCAGTTTGATAATGGGCTAATCTTTCTGGATATGTCCCATTTGATAAATCAGGCGGTTCTGGAAATCCAGCATCAGCTGATGCTTGTAATATTGCATCTAATAAGTCTGCTTTTAATCCCATTGTTATCTTCCAATTTTGTTTTTAGATTTTTCCATTGACTTTTCTAATACTTCACTATAATCTTTATTTAAGAATTGACTCATTGGGTCACTTGATGGAACTGGTTGTGTTCCATTCATCATATTACCATAGTTCTTACCAACTAATTCATTCATTCTATCTGAAGTGAACTCACTACCACCCAATGTTTTCCATTCACCATCTTGAGCTGTTTCATTCAATACATCATTCAATACAGAATTATTTGTAAATGATTTTTTCTCAACAATTTTTTTAGATTGTGGTTGAGATTCAATTGGTTGTTTCAATTCAGTTATTACTTCCTTGATAGCCATCGCAACTTCTTCTCTAACGATTTGTCTGATTATAGTTTTTATATTTGTTTTTTTCTTTTTCATAATTACCTCTATTGGTTTGATTCAATTTTATGGTAAATACTTGTAATTTCTTCAATTTTACTTGTTATGGAATCTATTACAGGCTGTACCACTGCAGCAAATGCAGGGTCTGTTTGTATACCCATTGGACCGCTTGCTGTCACAATTTTTATTTTAGTAAATAAACTTAACATTTCAGTTAACACCTCTTTCAATGTATCGCCTAAAACCATTGATTGCATCTCAGACGCTCTTGTTGAATTACCTATATTTACATTTGATGATAAAATGTTTAAACTTTCATATGCTCCAATTGATATATGTCTACCAGCACCTATGTGAATATCTTTTATTGATGATACAAAAATATCATCAAGTTTAGAATTTAAAGTTATTCTACCTGAATGAAATAACATTTGGTTTTTATTATACCCATGAATGCCTTCTTGAGAATCAACCCCATTATTTAAATCTGAATAAATATTACCAATTGGATATGTATTATTTTCCACACTATCCGATGACAATTGAAATCCAAATTTATTTTCTTTTGTTAAATTATCCGTGTGGACAGGAAAATGTTGTGCTAAATTTGAATCAGACGTTATACTAATTATAGAACCATCACCCAAAGATTCAAAAGAATTTTCTGAATCTCTTTTATTTGAAATGAAAATATAAGGTTTAGCCCCAGCACTACCAATTCTTAAACTATTTCCATGCCTACCCTCTAAAATAGTATCACCATTTGTTTCATTTATAGCAGAGCCAAGTTCTAATGTTGAATTAAATCTTTTTTGCATTCTTGAATGGTTTGTTTTAACAAAATTTAAACTTTCACCTTTTTTTCCTCTACTGTTTACATCTATAATATCTTCATTATTTACCATAAATTCTTCACTAAAAGAAGGGTCATCATTCCAAGTCGGACTGTTGTTTATTGTATTTAGAGGGCCTAAATAATAATTTATTTTTCCAATAGTACACAATAAAACAGGATCTCCTTTTGTAGGTACATCATTAAATGTTCTAAATAAAGGAAAATATCTTGAATCTTCCCCAGCACTAGCTCTTTTTTTATATAATTTATCTGATATGTGTGGAATAGCAATTATACTATTTATACTTTTTTCAGTATTAAATCTAGTTGATGTTTCACTATGTACAACATCAACACAATAACCGGGTACGAATTGTAGATAAAAAGGAACAGAGTATTCTTTACCCATAAATCCTTTTATGGTTCTATCAGGTTGTGATACAAATACTGAACCCATTAATTACTCCCCAAATCAATTGTTTTATTTTTTGTAGATTCAAGTCTTTCACTTTCTTTTTGTAAATCATCTACAGTATCTTGAAGTGTTCCCATTAATTCTTCTTTTTCAGCATCTGATAATAACATTGACTCATCAGATTCACCACTTGATTTACTTATAATTCTTTGTAGTACACCAGCGAGTTTTACCAAGTGTTCATCATTACGAACAGCAGTATCCATATATTCTTTTATAATAGGAGCTACCATAACCACATCATCTATGGTTGTAATGAATCCATGTATTTCTGATATTAACAAATCTATTTGAACTTTACGCTTTGTAGTATTTTCGTAAATATCTTTTGTTAAGTCTTGAAAGGTTTTACCCTCAAATATTTCATTTTTATCTGCCATAACATCTCCTTATTAGATGTATTTATTCATATATAAATATTAAATTTGTAAGAAATCAAATGAAATAAAAAACCCATCTTCACAATGGTGCTTTAATTTAAAAGAATGAACCCGAAGTATCTACCATAATTGTACCTTGTTTGTGGTATTTATTAAGTAATTTTTTGTAGTGTTTTTTTAAAACATTAACTACTGATGTGATATGAGAAGTTTCAACATTAGTCATTTCTCTAATTAAAATATATAATGCTTTTTTGTTAAAGTTTTCTATACCATCTCTTTGTTTCATTAAATCTATAATAGCATAACCTATTTTTAAATCTCTTTCTTTTTTAAACATAGTATTTAGATTTTTATCAAAATATTGTATAATTTCATCAGTTAAAGTTATATAATCAGATTCATTAAATTTATCTGAATTTCTATGTTTGTCTAATGCTTCAACTGTGTCGTG